CTTCTGCACTTCCTCCTCCACCACTTGTTCCATAAGATGTACGCAGTCCACCAGCACCACCTCCACCTGCATTTGTTCTACCTCCTGAAGCACCACCTGCTATCACAAGAAAATCTGCTATTGCTTGTGCTGCTGCTAAAGTTCCAAAATTAATACCTTGTCCAAACATACTGTATTTTTATGTTATATTTTAACTTGCTATTTGTGAAATACTATACCAAAATTCTGTTGCACTTATACAAGTAATTTGATAAAAGTTTTTAGTTGAACTTGTATCATCATAAGTTCCTGCTATTTTATTGAATGTACCTGCTCCTCCACCTACTTGCCAAGTATCTGCTGTATAACTTCCACCTGCTCCTGTTACTATTATTGTTTTAGTGATTCCTATTTTTGGGTTTGTTACATTAAAAGTTGTACTTGCATTTGGTGTTAGTGTAAATACTTGTGCTGCGTCAAAATCTACTGCAACTGTTGCACCTGCACTTAAAGCATCAACTGTTGTAAACTCATCATCTACTTTTTCATAACTTACTGCATCATTTGCAAGTTTTGCAGTTGTAATTCCTAAATCTTTAACTCTAACTGTATCTGTGTCTATTTCTATAGTCGAATCATCAACATCAACTGTTAAAACACCTGAAGCATAAGTAAGACCTGGACCTGCTGAAGTAGAAGCTAAAGTAATTGTTACTGTTCCACTTGTTCCACCACCACTAATTCCATCTCCTGCAGTAACCCCTGTTATATCTCCACTTGAAGCTGCTACATAACTAAATGATCCATCACCATCTGATTGCAATAATTGTCCACTTGTACCATTTCCACTAATATTAAATTGTGTGGCAGTTACGGCATTGTCAGCAATCATTGTCGAACTTACCTCACCAGTTGAAGATGTACCAATTAATGTTCCTTTATTAGTAGAAACAATAATTCCAGTATTTGTTAATGTTAGACCAAGTGCATTACCTGCACCATCTGTAAGTGCTTGTGCTGAACCATCTATTGCACCATTATCACCGACTTTAAGTAGTGATGTATAAGTATCTTTTATTTTATTACCTGTTAAACTTGCCATATTATATTAATTTAAATTTGTTCCCATTCTGTATTTTCGTGATTCCATTGATGCGTATTCTTATTCCAATATGATTTTAAATGTTTTATAATTGTAATCACTTTATTGCCTATTTTTGCTAATCCTAATCCTTGTCCTAACATATTACTCTATATAAGCTATTATTTTACCTGATGCTACACTTATGGTGTGAAATGTACCATATATAATCATACCTGTTACAAGTTCTAAACTTGTTATTGAAGTATCTCCCCCTGTAGCTGCATTTGAACAAGTAATTGTTGAATCTTCCGATGCTTGAATAGCATTGTATTTTTCACCTACTGTACTCGTTCCTCCTGATGCTATGATTCTTAGACCAAATTCTCCGAATGCTGCTTTTTGATAATTTCCTGAATAATATAAATCGTTTGACATAAGTAATAATTTACTACAAAAATAACAAATTAATTATTAATGGTTTCGACCTTGTCCACGATATTTTTTTTTATAACCTGATTGACCTTTACTTGCATTTTTACTATGGCGACCAGGTCTTTTTTTCTTTGGTTTTTCAACATAAGAAATAAATACTTTTTGTGCCATTAGTTTGATTTGTTATTAAACTTCTCAAAAGTTCTCATTCCACCAAGACCAAGCATACCTATTAAAACTGTCATAAGATGTTCCATTTGTAATGCAGGTGGTGCTGATTCAACCCCAACATACCAAACAAGTAAATCTCTTAATACAAAATTATATGCAAGTGCAAATCCACAAACCCACCCAATGAATGGTCTCCAACCTGCAACAAAAATTGTTCTGTGCTTCGCTTCTTGTTCGTTAATTTGTGCTTGTAATTCAATTAATGTTTGCGGATCAATCTCTTTTCCTTTTATAAGTTCCCTTATCTCAAGACCAAGCCCACCAATATTATCACTTGATTTAAACCCTAAAAGTTTTTTAAGAAGTTTCAGCATCGTAATCAATATCTAAGTCAAAATGAGTATATGTAGAATAACCTTTACCCTCTTTTCTTTTTGCTTGGTAGCAAAGTTTTCTATTATTTCCCTTTACATAAGAAACGTGAATCCAAGCAGGATTATCGTTATCTCCTAATTCCCAAATAAGTTTATCAAAATCCATTTCATTTTTAATTATATAAAACAATTCACAATTAGTAACCCCAGTTGCATCTAAATCTATTGCACAACCTTGTATATGTTGTGATGTGCTAACCGAACCTGAAATGGCACTATTTAATTCCTCTGATCTAAAAAAACTATTTACGATAATTGGTTCACCCACAATATCTCTTAAAGGTTCAAAAAACTCCTCTGCCAATATTTTCATATTTGCTAATTGTTCATCGTTAGGTGTGTTTTTGATTTTTAATTTTTTAGCAGTTGCAGAACCAAATGCTTCTTTCCAAGATATATTTGTACTAAAGTTTTCTTTTTTAGATTTTGCCATAATTATTAATTTTGTTGAACTCTGTTTGCAATGTCAATAATTGCTCTGTAATAAGTTTTCTCATCATCATCATCATTACTATAAGCAACTCCATTAATGTTGCTTGTAAACACATTAAAATTGTTTGATGTAAGGTCAAAGTAATCTGTTGTAGATGTCTTAATTAATTCTAAAATTGATTCTACAATATCATTTACTTGTAATTCTCCACCATCATCAGAAAAGAAAGAAGTAACCACCTCGATTCTTGTAATACATTCTACTATAAAATCACTTTGATTTTGATTTGTTTGTGCAGAATCTGCAGAAGATACAATTATATAAGGTTCGCTTTGTGAAGATGGAACACGATTATATACAGGTATATTTGCACCACCATAACTTACATTTCCATTTAAGAGTGTAAATATCTTTTGTCTTATAAATCTTATTGGTTCTTTCATCTTAAACTTCTTTTAATTGCATTGTTTAAATCTAACATTAACCTTTTTAATCCTAAGTTTATTTTACCAAAGAAATAAGGTTGTGCCTTTTGAAATCTTGTACCAAATTCAAGAAACCCTGAATAAGGTGCTTTTGATTCGATTGCTTTGTCTTTTGCATTATAAACAACATTGTTTCTTAAATTACCTGTATCAACTGGAATAGGTGGCAATTTTATATCTCTTGATATTAACAATCCATTCTTGTCAATTATCATATCAACCCCTTTATCGCCAAGTGCATCTAACTTGTCAAACATTTTATTGACTTTTCTAAGATCAGATTTATTAACCCTAATATCCATTACTCCCTTTTTGTTGCCGTTATTGTTGTGTAATACTTATAATTGCTATTAAACATATTGTTTATTTGAAATTGTCCACTTTCATTTTCAATTTCTAACAGATCCGTTGTATTTATATCATCAGCAGTTTTTTTTCTAACAGTAAGTTCAATTACAAGGTTTCTATCCCTTTTGCCATTCTTCGTTGCTACATCACCCCCTGTGTAGTTTACATTTGCCCAAATAGTTGTTTGGGTTGCAAGAGTAGATGAAAACCCACCAAACCCATCAGCAGTTTTAGATTGTCTTTTAATCAAAACTCTTGTATCTAATTTCCCTGCATTCATTATATAAACATCGTTTTATAACCACTTAATATTTCTTTCACATTTGTAGGAAGATCATTCACATTTTGACCAATTACAAAATCAGTTCTATTGTCGTAAAGTGTTGAAACAAGCTGAAGATTTGCTTCAATTAAAAAACTATCATTCATTCCTGCCGTTGTATAGCTAACAATAACTTCTTTTGATGGCAAACTATTAAGTTCAATAATAGTATCATCAAGCCCATATTCTGTATATGCAGTTGTAGCAGTTCCATCAACAGTTATTGATTGAATTGAAGCTATGGGTGAAAATGGAAGAACAAACCTTTCATCAACATTCGCTAAATATAATTTTCTTGTTTTAGCAACTATGTCTTTAGTAATGTAGTTTTCAATTATAATCCTGGCTTGTGTTATCATTTGACCAATTAAAGTATCATCGGCACTTGTATCTACTCTTAAATATGATTTAGCCGTTGCCGTATTGATTATCTCTGATCCAGTCGTTGCAGTTATCTTGATCTGTGTATGAAAGCGATTTAAAGGATTACTATAATATTTCATTACTTATTTTTTTTAATTTTTTTCTTGTATGCTTGTTTTAGTTCCTTTGTTTCTTTTGTCTTTTTAGTATCTCTTTCTATGATTCCTAAAAACTCTAATATATCTTCTAACATAATTTATTATTTAAAACAAAAATACAAAAAA